TAGGAGTGCCTTCACCGAAACCTTCTTTAAAGATTTTGGTTGCACACATATGTTTGTCGCCTTCTAATGAGCCTTTTTCGACTCCATCCATTGGCGCTTCTTGTATGTCTACCTCAACGCCCTCTCTGAATTGTTTAAACGTCTTCATTATCGTCTCCCGTTTCAACTGTTTCAGGCTCGGCGGCAGGGTCTACCTCAAGAATATGTTCTTCTCCATCTGCCAAACCCATAGCTTCTAATTCTGGATTTTTAAAAACACTTTTGGCAAGCTCTTGTTTGTAATCATTGAGAGCGTCACCCGCTCTGGCTTGCATAATAGCATTAAACTTATCTTGTACTTCACTGGCCTTACCTTGGGCCATAGACTGCATCATATCTCTGATAGCTTCTTGTCTATCCATTTTCTGTACCTCCACTCAACTCGGCTGATTGCTGTTGCATTGCCATTTCATGTTCTTGATCTTGTGTCATAAAAGGCTCTTCTAATTGCATTTGCATATTAATTTCTTCTAACTGTTCGTCTGTAAGCATAAGTATTTCTCTCTGTACATATTCTTTACTAAACAGTGAACCAATATAAGAAGAAGCACCTTGTAAAACTTCAAATCTACTTCTCAGAATCTCCTGATTCTTTGACTCTGTATAGTAAGCATCTTGTGCAAACACATACTTTACATCATCTCTATATGATTTCCAATCTTCTTCTGTCATAATGTTCTTCAGAACAAGCTGTGTTTTTAGAAGATCATCAAACATAATTGAAAACTTTCTTCTTAACTTAGCGATGAATTTTGTAAACTTCAACTCATCTCTGTTAATCTCAGCTGCTCGGCCAAAGTTTAGACCCGCTTGCTGTTCTAATCTTGATACAGGAACATTCAATGACTGATATAACTTCTTCTGGAAGTATTCTATATCTTCTATCTGTCCTAAGTTTTGTCCTGCTGGCAGTGTATCAATCTGTGTACCCTGACTGCCTTCTCTACGTGGAAGCCAAAAGTCTTCTAACATAGACATAAACTTTTTATCGTCCCTAACTTCACCTGTGTTAGCGTCATACACTAACTTGTTACGATATCTATCCATGATATCCTTCAGGTATTGTTCTGCTCTGTTGCTAGGCAAGTTACCTACGTCAACATAAAATATTCTTCTTTCAGGAGCTCGTGTTATACGATAAATTACCGCTGCGTTCTCCATCATTCTAAGTTGATTAGCAGGTCTGATAGCCTTATGTAGGTAGGACATTGGAATGTTTTTGTCCTGATCTATTAGACCACTCGGACAATACACTATCGCATCTTTTGTAATTTTAAGAGCATTGTCAGTGTCAGCTGCTCTATATTGTCCGGGTTTGTTTGCTATACCCTTTTCATTATATAAGAAAAACTCTTCGGTACTCTTTACAAAAGAAATACCTTTGTCATTTTTTTCTTTCTTAACTTCTTTGACCTTAGTAATTTTACGTGGGTCAATGTAACGTATATCTTTTATACCTTCTTGCGGTTTTTCAGTATCAATTACTTTGTGAAAGTACATCCTTCCATCAATGTACCAACGTCTAAAGTAATCCTGAGACCTGTCATTAAACTGCATTAACGACAAAAGATACTCAAACTCTGAATGTATTTTGTTCTTAATGCTGCTGGATAATTTTACATCATCAAGGTCTAACTTCAATGGTCTTTCATCATCAAGGTTAGCAATAGCATCATTCACAATATCTTCAATCGCGGCATCAACATCAGCCATCATAGCAATGTCTCTGTACCGCTTAATTAACTCTGCTTCGGTGTTAGCAATGCCCTCAATATCCAAGTAAGTGCCGTAATAGCCACCCGCTCGAATACTTTGGACACCGCCATCATCCGTGGGTGCCACAAAGGATTTCTCCGTTTGTGGCACTTTAGCACGAGTTATCTCAAACCCAAAAATATTCATATTATAATAATCCTGTTGAGATTATACGTTATCGTAATGAGCATACTGGAATGTTACTGTGAACTCTTCCAGAACATCATTTTGCGAATATGCTAATGCAATCTCACTCATCTGTATTGGGAAAGCATTGCGTAGTGTATAAGTACCACCAGGCAATACTTCGTCATTTCTATCTAAATGTTGTACGACAATGTCCGCCTGATAATCAGCAGGTGTTAAAATACCTGAGTTACCTTCACGGTCATTCATACCATTCATCCATGCCTCAAAAGGCTGACGAAGGGATTGGTTAGTGTCGTTTACAATAGTAACTGTCCATGGATCGAAAATACGCTCACCAGCTAACTTAACCTCACGACCTCTGTACTGAATAATCGCTGGGTTAACAGTGGATGCCGGGACTGCTGCCCCGGTAACCAAAATGCTGTAAGAAGTATCTACACCAGGAACATAGCTTGGGAAACCAAGTAACACTCTAAACTGATTAGGACGAGCGCCACCAGCTCCAAGTCTTGATTTAAATTCTGTGATATTCATTTAATTCTCCTGTTTCTGATTATTTATAACTGTTAACCACCAACTTCATCGAAAGAAATACCAGTTCTGGTAGCGATGAAGTTCAGTTGGATAAAGTTAATTGACTTAGCAGGCTGAATGAATATATCTGCCACGAACTGGTTAGAGTCGATTACGTTTCCAGTGTTGTTAGATTCGTCACAAACAACTTTGAAATTGTAAATACCTCTACGTCCCTGGACATCTCTTAGGAACGGTTCAACCAAGTTACGGAACTGTGCTCTTGTGAAAGCATCGTTGAATTCAAACAACTGGAACTTGGCAGCTGTAGCAATTGCCTTCTCAAGTGTAATAAACAGTCTGCGAACATTGATACGATCGAAAGCACTTGGCTTCTCAAGCAGAGTCTTGTCACCAAACAGTACAATACCAGAACCAGGGAAACCAACTACTGGGTTTACACCGCCTTTGTACAGAGTGTCTCTTTCAGACTTCTTAGGTGACCAAGCAAGTTTAACAGCGTTCTTAATAGCGCCTCTGTTGTAACCTGCAGGAGAGAACCAAGGATCTGCTATGTCATCAGTCTTAGCACACAGTCCAGCAACGTCACCGTTACAAGGAACATATACATAAGAATCTGCATAACGGTTGTACATATATTTCCAACCAGAATCAAATACAGCGTATGAAGAACGAGTATAAGAAGCAACTTCGGTTATAATGGCAGTAGCTTCGCTACCAGCATTGTCAAGAACAGAAGTAGATGCAGGTGAAACAAATGCGATACAATCTTTACGTATTTCAGCAATATTGTCGATTACGTAGTCACCAACAGTAGCAGTAGCATCCCCTACGAAAATAAGGTTAACATCTACGAGTTCGTCATTGGCAAATAAATCGTAACCAGTCTGGAAGTTGCCGTCTGTTGGGTTGGCATCTGCACCACCTGAAAGGGAAACTTCAACATCAGCCGGAGTAGTTAGAGCGCTGTTAAGAGTAAAGGTCTGACCAGAAGCATTGCTGCCCCAATCAGTGTGACCTGTGGGATGTGCGCCAAACCAAATGTACTTAGAACGATTGTTGATTACGTTTACATAGTAGTTAGAACGACCCAGTGAGTCTTTAGCGTCTGCTGCTTTAGATACACCTGCAAACTTCTCAAGGATAGTACCAGCAGTACCAGTGATAACACCATCTTCGTCAATGACGATAATGTGCATTTCATCCTGAGAGCCGCCTGCATCAGATACAAACTTGCTATCAGAAGGAGCATAATCGAATTCTGCTTTGTATGTCCAAGCAGTAAAATCAGATTCGTCTGCTGCAGATACTTTAATAGAATTACCAATTGCACCGGGATATTTTGCTGTCCAAGTACCATCTGCTGTTACGCCATTTTCGTAAGCAGTTTCGTTAGCAATCTGAGTTGCACCGCCGCCATCAGAAGTAGCGTTGTAGTCGCCAGATGCAATAGCTCGTACTACTTTGAGATTGTTAGTATAAGCTAAGAAAGAAGCAGCTGCGAACCACTTGCGATTGTTGCTAGATTGAGGTTTCCCAAATGCTGCAACTAATTCGTTTTCAGTATCAACTGTGACGATTTCGTTACCGGGACCCCAACCAGCTTGTATTACAGTACCACCCAAGGAAGTTCCTACTGCAGGAACAACACTAGTGAGGTCTTTTTCTGTTACCTGTACACCAGGTGAAAGCTGAAAAGCCATATTTTTTCTCCTCGTTTATAAAACTAGATACCATTTAATAGTGTATTTAGAACAGTATTCATCTAGTTATTTATAAAATTTAGTATTTTAGTGAAACGTCTCTTTTAGTCTTTCCTGCCATGACTCATCTGTAATCCAATAATCACCACTCATAACTTCACCTTTCGGTTCATCTGTGGCTTTTGTAATTACAAATGGTGTTAGATCCTGTGATATTGTTCTCATTTCTTTATTATATAACCCTTCTCTTGTGTTTACATCTACCAATTCTTTAAAGAATGGCATAGTAGACAACCACCCAAACAAAATCAAACACATTACTAGGTCATCGTGGTAGCCTTCATCGGCCTGATACCCTTGACCCTTTTCAATAAACGTAGAGATTTCATGTATAATTTCTGCGTCAAATACTAAAAGTTTCTTTTCTTCCATAAGAGACTTGAAGTTAAAACACCCCTGTCTCTTTACTTGCTTAGAAGTGTTTACCCCTAAGCGAGTAGACCTACCAAAACCAGGAGTAATATACTGCCTAGCTTTCTCGGTCACCGTAGTGAATATGTTTTCATATTCTATTTCTTCATGTAGGATTTCAACAATTTGTCCGCCTATATCATTGTTTTCACACAACACATAGGCGTTATTAAAGTCTCTACCTAACTTTGCTATCACCTCAGGATACAACAGAGGTGCTATTTTGTTGTTTCTAAATGTTGCCACTACCGTATATGGCATATCTGTTATGTCTGTTACAACAAAAGCAGAATAGTCACCACCAATACCTCTAGCGGTGTCTACTGTGATACAATAATAATGATCTTCTTTTGGTTCCTCGTATATTCTTAGTCCATCATCGTTATAGAATATAGGCTCTTTGGAACTCAGTGTAGCAATAGTTCTAGCATTAATAAGTGTATTACTAGAACCGAGAAACTCACATAGAACCTCTTGGTTAAACTTTAGTTCGCCAAGAAGTTTAAGTTGTTCTTCTGCCCACTTCTCATCTCTACCGGGTATTTCTTTGTACGGAATAAAATGATGAACAAACCCGTTCGCTTTCTTTTCT